TGGCGCCCTTTCTATAGATAATAAATTGGGTATTGATGTTAGTGTGGGTGACAACATAAATGTTGTTACTAATGATAGAGATATTGTAATGTTTACTGGAAACGGCTCTATATTTTTAGGAAGTAAGGAATTAGAACCTATAGTTAAGGGTCAGCAATTGGTGGATATATTATCAGAATTAATAGATGCTATAACCTTACAACAATACTTAACACCATCAGGCCCAACTAAGGTTGGACCAGAAAACTTATCTGATTTTGGTGCAATAAAATCAAAATTAAATAATATACTAAGTAAATTAAATCAAACCGCATAATGGCAGATATAGTTTCAAAAGAAGTGATAACTCAAGCTGGATCTAATTTGTCCGGAGCAGCGGGAAATGCACAGGCATTAGCTAAAGAACAAGCTGATAAAGCTAAAGCAGCTGCACAAGCAGCAGCCGATAAAGCTAAAGCAGCAGCAAAGGAAGCAGCCGATAAAGCTAAAGCAGCAGCTGATGCAGCTAAAGCAGCAGCAGCGGGAGCAGTGGGTGCAGTTACAGGTGCTATCGGTGCTATAAAAGGATTTAAACTTCCAAAATTACCAAAATTAAAAAAGTTTAAACCAAAAAAACTACCAGAAGATAAAATAAAAAAGTTTAAGAAAAGTAAACTTCCAAATATACCAAAAATACCACCAATACCATCTATACCAACTATAGAATTACCAAAAGTTCCTAATGTAGCTGGAGCAACCGCAGGAATAGCCGGAGCAGTTGGTGGTATAACAGCAGGAGTAGCTGGGGCAGCAGGTGGGATTGTATCTGGTGTAACGGGAGCAGCAGGTGGAATTGCCGCAGGAGTAACGGGAGCAGTTGGTGGAATAACTTCAACGGTATCATCAGCCACACAAAAAGTTACAAATGTAGTATCAAACATTCCTAAAATATAAATCATATGTCTTGGGAAATTTTTAAAAATAATATTTTAGCAAAAGCTAATAATCCAGAATCCATAAAGGATATAGATACTGTTGCCAAATTATATGCAACTGAATATGATGCATGCATGAAAAGAGGTGGTGATACTATTAATAAAGTTGCTCTTAAGAAGGGTAATACTGAAATAATGGAGCTGCTGTTTAAATCGGCCTTACAAAAAGGATTAACAACAACTGCTCCATATGATTTGGTTGGTGAGATGGGAAAAGGTGTATTGGCATATTGGCAAGGTGCATCATTAAATGAATTTCCATTTCCAATAATTCCAGCAACGGGAGCAATTAGTAATATTGGAGTAACATCTAATATTGTTGTAAATCCCGGCACATGGACTCCAGCTATCACAATACCACCTATAGAAGTTCCATTGCCAGAAATTCCTACTGCAACTTTATTAGAGGAATTACCTGCTGATAATAATACTTTAGAAGGTGCTAAAGAGATAGCAGAGCAAACGGGTGTAGAGGTATTGGCAGATGGTGGTGATGACCCGGGTCCTCAATTATCACAATTAATGGATGAACTACCAGCTGATAATACTCCATATCAAGAAATAGAACCTGTAAAGGATGAAGAAGATACTACACCCACTACCAATAAAGAAGTAGAATCTATAAAGTGTGGTTCTGGTGTTGATTATGATGCAAAAATTTCACCAAATTATAGATTAAGAGATTTATCAATAGGAGCTCTGTTTGCACACAAAATAAAAGCACAAAGGGGATTGAGCGAAAATGATATTGTATGTAATCTACAAAATGTAGCAATTAACATATTAGAACCACTTAAAAAACAATTTCCAAATGCAAGAGTAAACTCAGGATTTAGGGGAACGCCATCTATTCCAGGTGGAGTATCTCAGCATGAAAAAGGAGAAGCAGTGGATATTCAGTTTACGGGATTTTCACCATCTCAGTATTTAGAAGCATCTAGGTGGGTTAGGGCTAATTTACCATTTGACCAATTTATATTTGAACATGGTAATTCTATTTGGTTTCATATAAGTTGTAAAAGAAATGGCGGACAAAGAAAGCAACTATTAACTATGTATAAGGGTAAATATGAATCGGGAGTTAAATTATATTACGCATAATGGCAGCAATACCACCAACCAATAATACAGCATTGATTATAGATGAATTTATAAGATATGCAACAATTCATTTAACTACTGTCAGTGGTATGGCTACTACGATATCGTTATATCCACCATTATTAACACCCGCTCCTGGAGTTGTTCTTTGGACAGGATATACTATACCTCCACCAGCGCCACCAACACCACCAATTGAAGAACCATAGAATAAATTATTAATAAATCCCAAAAATAAACAAATCAAATATTTATATAAACAACAAAGAATATAATACAATGGATAGTAGTAAATTATTAAAAGCCATACAAATTCTTATAAAAGAAGAGTTAAAGGAACAATTACCTACTTTGATTAAAGAAAGTGTAAAAGCTGAAGTAAAAAGGATTTTAACAGAACAGGTTAAACCCTTACAACAAAAAAAGGAAAGTACCGGATTATCTATGGCAAAAGCGATTTTAGGTGAAGATACTCCTAAAAAAACCACTCAAAAAGTGGAAGAAGTTCAATATGTGAAAGATGCGGTATTAAACCAAATCTTAAACGAAACTAGACAAAGTTCTATGGATAGGACTGTAAACTTAACCAATCCAAATATAGCAGGTGCTGGTTTGGCTGGATTAAGAGCTGAGATGGCAGCTAAGATGGGTTATGCTGATATGGGTGGTGGAGCTCAAGCAACCGGATTAGGAGTTCAAACAGGAAATGAAGCATTGGATAAAGCATTAAACAGAGATTATTCTGAATTAGTAAAAAGATTTAATAAAAAATAATGGCTGTAATATTAGGTAGTAAACCTGTAACTGATTTAAAAGAATTCGAAGATACTGCGATAGGTATCACTTTGCCGTTACAAATAGGTAATACTGCTTTTAATCAATCATTTAAAACATTTGACCAAGTTAGGACAAATATAAAATCTTTATTATTAACTAAAAGAAAAGAAAGAGTAATGCAACCCTTTTTGGGAAGTGGATTACATGAATTAGTTTTTGATTTTAATGATGATGAACTTTCAACCAATATAGAGGAAGTTATAACATCTACATTAGCACAATGGTTACCATACGTTAATGTAGATACTATTGATATAGAACAAACGGATTTCCTAAAAGATAGAAATCAAGTTAACATATCTATAAATTTTAGAATTGGAGATTCAGTAAGTTTAAATCAGGTAACTTTTACAATATAAGCAAATGGCAACTAATAACACAGTAAGTAAAAATTTTAAAAATAAGGGTAAAGATATTAAATACCTAAATACCGATTTTACGGGCTTTAGAAGTAATTTAATTGAGTTTGCTAAAACTTATTTTCCAAAATCTTACAACGATTTTAATGAGACATCTCCGGGTATGATGTTTATAGAAATGGCATCTTATATTGGTGATGCTCTTTCATACTACGTTGATGATACATTTAAAGAATCTCTAATGCCATATGCGGAGGATTCAAAAAGTATAATGGCACTTTCCCAATATTTGGGGTATAAACCAAAAGTAACATCTCCAGCAATAACTACATTATCTTTATATCATTTAGTTCCATCTATAGGTGATGGGGTTAATAATAGACCTGATGAAACTTATTATTTGAGAATAAAAGAAGGAATGTTAGTTGATGCTGTAAGTAATGCAACAAAATTCAGAACTACAGAAATGGTTGATTTTGCAGATGAATATAATAGAGAAGTTACAGTTTATCAAAGAGATTCAAATACGGGAGAACCTACATTTTATTTAGCAAAAAAACAAGTACAAGCTATTTCATCTACAGTTGTTGAGAAAGATGTAACGTTTGGTTCATACGAACCATTTAGAACTATAGCATTATCAGATACTAATGTAATACAAATTATAGATGTTAGAGATAATCAAGGAAACAAATACTATGAAGTTCCTTATTTAGGACAAGAAATGGTTTTTGTTGAAGAAAAAAATACATTATCTAACGATCCGGATTTACATCAATTTCGTGAAACAACTCCATATATTTTAAAAACATTAAAAACTCCTAGAAGATTTGTAGTTAAGGTTAATGATGATAATACAACAACTATTCAATTTGGAGCAGGTGATCCATCGGCATCCGATGAGCAATTAATTCCAAATCTTAAAAACGTTGGATTGGGATTACCAAACTCTATTAGTAGATTGGAAGAATCATTTGACCCAACTAATTTTTTAAAAACGAAAACATACGGAACATCTCCATCAAATACAACTATTACAGTGAAATATTTAATAGGTGGTGGAAATGCTAGTAATACTAACGTTGGTGATATAACAAGAATAACTGGTGTTGAGTATGATGAGGATTTACTTAAATTTACACCTCCACAAAGAGGTATATATCAGGAAACTAAAAACTCACTTGCAGTAGATAATGAAGTTCCTGCAGTTGGTGGTAGGGGTGCTGAAACTTTAGAAGAAATAAGACAAAACTCATTAGCAAATTTTGGTGCACAAAATAGAGCAGTAACCGCAAAGGATTATCAAGTTAGAGTATTATCAATGCCAGCTAGATATGGTGGGATAGCAAAGGCTTACGCAAGCGCTGATGGTCAATTAGATAATAATTCACCAGCATCTATATTAGCATCACCAAATTCATTACAACAATTTACTGATTTGGTTATGACATTTGTTGAAAAAGCAGATAATGAAGAACCATCATCAACTCAAGTAAAAGAAGAAATTAAAAATTTCTTAGTGGGAAAAACTGATAATTCAAATGAAATAAACAATCCATTTGCAATTAATTTATATCTGCTGGGTTATAATAGAGATGGGCATTTGACACAATTAAATAAAGCTATAAAACAAAATCTTAAAACATATCTAAATGAATATAGAATACTAACCGATGGTGTTAATATAATAGATGGGTTTATTGTTAATATTGGTATTGATTTTGAAATAACTGTATTGGATAGCTATAATAAATCTGAAGTTCTTACACAGTGTATAAATGAATTAAAGAATTTCTTTGTAATCGATAAGTGGTCATTTAATCAAACTATAAATCTTAGCGAAATTGAATTAACCATAGCAAATGTAGAAGGTGTTTCATCTGTTCCAAAATTGGAAATATCAAATAAATGTACGGGTAGATATTCACCAAATTCTTATAACATAATGGCAGCAACTAAAGATAAAATAGTTTATCCATCGTTAGACCCTTGTGTTTTTGAAATAAAATTCCCTAACTCAGATATAAAAGGAAGAGCAAGATAATGGCATACTATTTTATTACAGCATCAAAGGATGCATCGGTATATTTACAACAACCAAACCAAAATACTGGGTTAGACCAGATATTGGAAGTTAGTAAAGTTTATTATGGGAATATAAAGGATGTTTCTAGAGCATTGATTAAATTTGATTTAAATGCATTATCTCAATCAATAGCTAGTGGAGATACTACTCTAACTGATATTAGATTGGTAATGAGAGAAACTGAAAGTAATGAAATTCCATTAGAATATACAATATACGCTTATCCAATTTCTCAAAGTTGGGAGATGGGTAATGGAACTCGTTTTGATGATATATCAACGACAGGTGTAACTTGGACATATAGAGATGGTCAATCTGCTATAGATTGGATAACAACGAATTTAGCAACTGGAAGTGATAGTAATCCAAATGATGGAACAGGTGGAACCTGGTATACTATAGTATCAGCATCACAATCATTTAATTATGAAACTGCTGATTTAAATATGAATGTTAAAGGTATTGTAAATCAATGGTTAAGCGGTAGTTTACCAAATGACGGATTTATTTTAAAATATTCATCATCATTAGAAAACAATACAAGTGATTATGGCCAATTAAAGTTTTTTAGTAAAGAAACATATACGATTCATCAACCAAAATTGGTAGTAAGTTGGGATGACCAAACAATAGCAACAGGCTCATTGCAACCACTTGATGTAGTATCAAATGATATAGTTGTTAGAGTTAAAAATTTATCAACAAATTATAAAATTGGAAGTATTAAAAAATTAAGAAT